ATAAGCTCATCGCCGCCTAAATTGATTTTTGTCATGTTAACCTCACTTTCTAAAATGGCGTGACTATATTATAAAACCCACCAAGACATTTGTCAAGGTGGGTTTTGTATTTTTTTTAACTTTTTTATTACTTATTGTTTTTTTCTTTTAGAAGTCGAGCAGCTACACGCTTAGCGACTCTATTAACTATGGCTTCTTGGAGAGCTTCTGGATCTTCTTCTTCATCTTCTGGCCCTTCTGGAGCTTCTGGAGCTTCCTCGCCTTCTGGCGCCTCTTCGCCTTCCTCTGGCTCTAGCTCTAGTCCTGTGTCTTCCATCTCTGGCTCTTCCATCCCTAGCTCTTCTTCTTCATCTTCTGGCTCTTCTTCGGCACCGACAGCCATTCTTAGCTTGCTTAGGAGCATTTCAAGAGTATCAATAATATTTTCGGCTTCTTCTGAGGACATAGCTAGCTCGCCCATATCTTCATCTTCCTCGCCTCTCTCTTCATCTTCTTCTTCAAAAAGGTCGAGTTCTTCTAGGGCTAGATCATCAGGCATTCCTAGCTCTTCCATTTCTGAGCCGTAACCCATCTCTTCCATTTCTGAGCCGTAACCCCCCTCTTCCATTTCGGTGGGATCTTTTAGCTCCTTAAAGTTCTCGGCTAGGAACTGCTTTGATTTAGAAGCATCAATCTTTGCAAGCTTCATAAACTTTTTTACTGTTGCTTCTTCTAATAGTTTCTTGTTTGACATTTCTTTAATACTCCTTTTCTAAAGCTGTCTGAAGTAAATAGTATGTATGATTAGATTATTCTATAATCGACGTTTTTCTTTCATAATTGAGAATTTTCTTTGCTTGACCAATTTTCTCTAAAAGCTGAAGCCAATCCTTTAATTCTTTTTTATTCTGCACTTCAACATACAAAGTTTTGTTTTCGGAGTTGCCATCAATAAATTCTATCTTATATCTCAACATAACCAACTCCCTTTTAATAACTATAGCTTAACTTTAGTTTTTAACTTTTTTAAAGCTTTATCTTGTATTTGTTTTACCCTGACGTGTGAAACTCCAAGTCTTTCCCCTACTTGTTGTAATGTTAGCTTACCATGCTTCTTTACAGAGACGTTAATACAATTACAATCTTCTTTATAATCTATCCATAGTTTGCAACCTTCGCAGGGACAAACCTCAGATTCTTTGTTTAATATTTCTTCACAATCAATCATCGTCCATCTCCAGAACATCATAGAGATCTTGGATCTCCACTTTGTCTAAATTGATTTCATTTTTCACTTTTTCACCCCTCTCTATTAATTTTAAAGTTTTAATTCTTCTTTGCTTGTTTTCTAACTTTAGATCTTCTTTTATTTTTAATACAATCTTGGCTACATCAACATCATTGTTCAAATAATATTCAAATACTTTTTTAACTAATATTGATGTTTTTAAATTGTCGTAAGCTAATCTTGCCTTTACCATTTTATAAAGATCAGGATTCAACTTTACTTGTATGAGATCTCTTTCGATCACAAGAGCCTCACATGTGCCGAACTCTCCGTAGCACTTGCATTACTCTGACGCAACCATTGAGCTTTTGCTTGTAGTTCCTTTATTGAACGGGCACCTGAGTAAGATAGACCTGAGCGGATTCCTCGCTCTAATTCTTTAACAACATCAGCAAGTTTACCTCGGTAGGGAACTGAAGATGAAACACCCTCACAAGAGGCTACATGACCTCGCCAATCCTTTTGAGCAGCAGCAGATGCCATTCCTCTATAAGTTTTCCTTAGTTCACCGCTTTCTGTTTTGAAGATTGTGCCTGGAGAACAATCTGTTCCTGCAAGGAGCGATCCCAACATAACAGCATCAGCGCCAGCAGCAAGAGCCTTAACAATGTCACCCGAATTTTTAAGACCGCCATCTGCAATGATTTTTGCATTTCGGTCTGATTTGGCGCATTGGAGTATCGTTTCAAGCCCTGGAACACCATGTCCCGTTTGTATTCTTGTAGTACAAATACTGCCACCTCCAATATTACATCTAATAGAATCAGCGCCCCAATCAGCCAAATCATTAAAACCCTCCAAGGTTGCTACGTTTCCTGCCATGATATGAATCTTTTTACCGACAGCTTTCCTAATCTTTTTAATTGCTTTCTTCATTAAAATGTGATGACCATGAGCAATATCAATGCAAATGACCTTTGCACCCGCAGCAACAGCAGAGATCGCTCGTTTTTCATAGTCTCCGCTAACTCCAACGGCAGCACCAACTAAAGTGTTCTCGCCAAGTGAAGCAATCATAGCAGACTGCTCTTCAATTGAGTTGTAGCGATGAATAATTGAGATTCCACCCAACTCTCCAAGAGTTCCAGCCATGTCTGCTTCGCTAACCGTATCCATAGGAGAAGCGATGATTGGCAAACCCAACTCAACTCCCCTACCAAATTCAGTAGTTAGTGAGACCTCTGATCTTGATTCAATGTCGCTGTATTGCGGAACAAGCAAGACATCATCATAAGTTAAGCCTTTTTTCATTATTTTACCTTCTTATTGATGTGATCAATTATATCAGACTTTCTATAACCTGTCAAGTCATCTGGGTTATCATATGGGAAAGGAACCTCTGAATACTTCCCCTCATGAAACAGAAATAGTGTTGGTACACCATCGAAATCTAAACGCTTTGTTAGATCTTCTTCTTTGTTTACATCGACTTTATAAAAGTTTATGTTGTCGTATTGCTCAGAAATATTTTCATAAATTGGTGCCAGTCCAAGACATAGCGGACAAGTATTAGAATAAAACTTAACTAAACAAGTTTTACCTTTAACAATTATATTCTTTTTAAATCCTTTTAAATCTAACTCTTCTACCATTTTAATTCCCCGTAGATCCCAATGCTCCATCTCCTCGATTAGAAATGGTAACTGGCTCTACATATAAATCACGCTCTACCTCTCTAACTCTAAACGAAACTACCGGAGTTAAAACAACTTGTGCGATTTTATCACCAGGATAGATAACCTGATCGGCAGTACCGATATTATGAAGGTTAATAAACACTTCTCCATCATACCCTGAATCTACTACGCAAGCACCCACAATCAAACTTCGTTTTGCTGCCAGACCCGACCTGTTTTTAACCTCCAACATATAACCATGAGGAACCTCAAACTTTAAACCAGTTTGGAATAACTTACTTTGCCCTGGCTTAAGTCGTTGTACTAATGGCTCTTCTGGGCAAAAGAATAAATCTGCCCCTGCATCTGATGGATTGGCTCGTGAAGGTAGACGAGCAGATTCCCTTGTTTTCTTAATTTCAATAATCATTATAGCCCCTTTAATTGTTTAACATTTTTACTGAATGCTCGTACACTAAATCCCCATGTATCAGAGTGATCGAGCTTGCCCATATATAAAGTGTTTGTGTAAGCTACATCAACATTAGGATTTACACCCCAACACTTAATATCATAAGCATTACAATCTCTATCGATTGTTTTCATAATCCAATATGTTTTACCATTTTTAGTCTTTTTTGTCAAGACTTCTTTTAAAATAAACCAACAAACTTTAAGATCCTTATCATACTCGCCAATTGAAGGAACCTTGTTTTGTTTAAGCTTTTTCAGAACAGAGTCAGAGACAACCTCTGCTACAGGATAAATGCCGGTGAGATTAGTCAAGAACTCCATCTTCTCTTCTTTTGTAAAGTCACCCTCTGGCTTGTAAGTCTCGATGTTGACTAATAGATCCTTCTCTTTCTTTGGGCGATCAACAGCAACAGCAGACCAGAAGTGTTTTAATCCTGTAAAGCGGTCATCTACTAAAGACTCCATTGCACCTGAACGTGCTAGAACATCAAGAGCTTTCTTGTTTAGTTTTGAATAAACAATGTCATCGTTAAACAAAAGCTCTTCTACGTCATTGAAAGGTTGATGCTGTAAGATCTGCTCAACTGCTTTGTCTCCGAGACCTTTGATGGAAGTCAAAGGTTGAACCAGAGTTTTCTTTTCTGTCTCACTAATCTCCCAAACCCGACCTGACTCGTTAATATCAGGGCGCTTTACTCGATATCCAAGACTTCGTACAATGTTGATTGCTTGTTCTTTTCGTCCTTCTGGTTCCTTGTCGAGAAACGCTGCCAACCATTCAACGGGGTAGTAAGTAAGAAGATGGGCACACTGGTAACTAAGAATGCTGTAAGATACAGCGTGGGACTTATTAAAACCGTATCCTGAAAAGTATTCAAATGTTTGCCATAGTGTTTGTGCATCGCTTTCTTTGATGCCTTTTTCAATGCAACCTTCAATGAACTTTTTGTGGATTGCCATTTTCTTTTCGTTACCTTTACCTGTTCCCTTTTTAGTTAATAACTTACGAAGCATGTTACCTTCGTCAAGTGATAGGTCTTTACCCAGCTTGTGAGCAAGCAAAGCAATCTGCTCTTGGAAAATAAGGAATCCATAAGTCTCTTCAGTTACTTCTTTTACCAAAGGATGCAAATACTTCACACTCATTGGATTTCGTTTTGCTTTTACATAGTGATTGTGAACCTTGGCCGATAGCGGACCTGGACGATAAATCGATGTAATAGCTGAAATGTCAATGATCGACTCTGGTTTGGCTTTCTTGCAGAAACCTTGGGCTCCTTTCTCTGTAAACTGGAACACGCCAGCCCACTTTCCTTTGTGGAACACGTTCTTGTAAACCTTCTGGTCATTTAGATTTAGAACATTGGGATCTAGGTTTTCGTCATACCACTTCTTAATGTCGTCAAACGTAGGGTTCTCAACCCCATGGTGCCTGCGAAGAATATGACTGATAGCACCCTCAACCATACGGAGGCTTGCGAGTCCTAGAATATCAAATTTAATAAAGCCAAGAGGCTCAAGGTGTCTAACATTTTGTCCCTCACTCCATGGTGTTTGCTGCACACCGCCACTGTTGATTAGCGGCATGTGCTTATTCAATCCGTCAGCAATAACCACGCCGCCAGCGTGACGACTGATAGATCGTACCTGACCATAAAGGTTGTCAACGTGGGTAGCGATGTGCGGATACTTTCTAAGAAATAGTTTAAGTGTCTCACTGTATTCTTTTACCTCTTCAAATGTTGGAGTATAAACTCCTGCTGTAATTCCATGTGCCTTCTTAGCAATCGGAGTCGCCTCTTTAATCATAACGGAAGTTACCTTATTAACTTCACTAAAGTCAACACCATAGAACTTTGAGATGTCCTTAATCAAAGAACGAAGCTGTAGGGTGTTGTAATTGCTAATTGGAACAACAACATCCTTGCCCCACTTATCAATAAGGATCTCCTTCAGTACCATCGGATCAGCAACATCATAATCGATATCTGGATAATCGACAGCATCGCGTCTAAGGAATCGACTAAAAAGGAGATTGTATTTAATGGGATCAATACCAGTGATGTTAAGTACATAAGCAACAAGAGAGCCAGCAGCACTACCGCGACCTGCACCAACCAACTGTGTTTTAATAGCTTCATCGCTAACCGCCTTCATTGTTAGAAAGTATTTTGAGAATCCACGATCCTGAATTACCTCTAGTTCTTCTTGGAGCCGCTTAGAATAATCATCTTTGGAAGCCAACCCCTTTTGATTAAGACCTTCAAAACATAGCTCTCGTAGCGTTTCATCAGCCGACTTTCCGTTAGGAACAACAAAATCAGGTAGGCGAACAGTAGCATCGGGATAGAAACTTTCAATGCGCCCATGAGCAATTTGAT